CAGGCGGAACTCCTCAAGCCATTGCGACATCGTTTTGAACACTTTCAATCGGCCGGTAGACATGCGATTCCAGCAGCCATATAGCCCAGACTCAACGCCGTTATCAGCGAGCGCTAATTTAAGGCCGAGGTTCTTGTAATCCTGGAATAACTGCGAGCCATCTTTCTGTGAACGTCCTCGGGAAGCAGGATCAATAAATCCTGGAATCCAGTCACCGCGAGCACGAATGCCTGCTGCATGGATAGTCGGCTCGGCTTGGCCGCGCTTATGCTCGCCGGTGAGGAAGAGAACGTCGTTTTGTCGGTCATAAGCCCCCCAGCAAGCTGCGGTGCAGTTCCAGCCAACGTCCATCCCGTAGCCTTGCGGCCAATGAACAGGTATCTGAAATGGCGTAACGAGCAAGTCAGTCTCAGGTACGGGGTAGATAGCGCCGGCGCCAAGCTGCGGTATGCCCTTGCTGCGCGCGTCGCGCTGGTGCGGTGGCAGGCTGTTCCACAATTCTTTCTTCGCGCCTTCGTCCAGGTGCGGTGCGTCATCCCATGTCGCCATGACGATATAGCGGCCAGCCACATCGCTCGTGCCTTCTGGCAGCTTGCCATCCGGAAGGAATTGCAGCACGACGTCACTCATGCCCAGCAGCGGCGTAAACGTCAGCATAATCATGCCGTTATTGGTCATCGTGCGGAGCAAGCATTCGGTGTAGATGTCTAGGCTGGGCTCCTCGTCAAGCCAAATTACATCCTGCTCCGTTCCTTGGAACGCCTCTCGCCTTTGATCGTAGGACTTAAAGATGAGCGTCGAGTCGCCATCTCCCACATGCCGGACATAGACGATTTCGACGGTATCAGCCACGCCCCCAGTTCCCCGGACAATCCGGCTAATTGAGTCACCTGGTATGAGTCCAGTCCCCCACGCTCCAACAGGCCCCAAGAGCTTATGTTGAAGGATTTCTCGAACTGTCTTGCCAGTGTCTCCTGCCGCCCAAGCGCGGATTGGTCTATCGAAACGGCGGCCGGTCCACCAATCCGGATATTGACCGGTGAGGTGGAGAGCCATTTCATACCCGCCAACTCCTTCCGTCTTGCCAACGCGATTGGCTGCGAGCATGAGCCTTTCGCGGTGGCTCGCGCCGGCCGCGAAGAATTCACAGTGCTTCCCATATAGCTCCCTCCGGAGTGGGCCGGTTTCGGGGAAATAGGTTTGCAGCTTGCGCCTGGATGCGCGACGTTTCGCTTCCTCGATCAGCTGGATTGCCTCTATTTTCTTCGGGCGTGGCAGTTCTTGGAGGCGGGTGATTACGGCAGGATCGTTCAGCTGCTCTAAAATATTCACTTTTGCGTCAATTTCGCTATCTTTTCTGCCAAATCCGCATCAGAAAGCTTGTTTATTTCACCGGTTACCTCAAGTTTCTCTGTTACCTTGCCCTCGATTCGCTCCGCTCCCTCGCGTAGCATCAGCACCGAAGCCATTTTCCCTTCGAGCATAATCTTTAGGATTGATTTCTCTATGTCGCGTCGATTCTTGGCGTTGCGGAATATCTTCTCGAATATCTTTGTGATCGGCGCTTTCTTGGGACGGCCGGCAGGATTTCCGGATTGACCGGGCTTGAATGGCTTGAGACCTCTGTATCGCGCGCTGTTACCAGTGTCGCTCTGGGCCTTGGAAACCGGGTCCATCAGTCCAAAGCCTTTAGCTTCTTGATTGGCACGCGCTGCACGATCGCGCCATGCGCCAGCTTTACCTCGTAGGCCTGCATTGGGGCCAAAGTCTGAATTCGTGCGTTGGGATCCAGATAGGAAGGGACGACGCCCAGATCCGCATGGATTACCGCTGGCAGGCCGTTATAATTCACCTTGTCGCCGAACTTAAATGCTGCGTCCACGCTGCTCCCTCATGAACTTCTGCCCAGGTGCATTGGCATCGTTGCGGCTGGCGATCACGTGCAGCTGCTCTGGAATCGCAGCAGGGGCCATTACGCGCACGAGGAGCTTCTGGCCGGAGAGTTCTATTTGCTTTTCGGCTATCTGGATGGGCTTTTTCATGCTGCGCGGAACTGAGTTCCACGAAACTGCGTGTAGGTCTTGCCGTGACAACTGATCGATGCAGTTATCTGACGCCCTGCTTTCCCATAAATCACTTCCACCGACTTATTGCAGAGCGGGCACCATAGTCCACCGAAGCGATTATTATCGAGAGTGAATGGCCATGCCTCATGCACGTTTACGCCATTTATTTTCAAGTGCTCACCTGAAGCACCAGCGGGCCGCAATCTCCGCTCTGCGCCACCTTCCAGCTAACTTTGCGGTTCCGATCGTGCGCAAGGAAAATGGTCATGCCTTTCCAGCGGGCGTCATTCGAGGAGACGAGCTTGCTTGCAGCGGAAGGCGTTAGGTGGTGGGATAAACTGCCGTCAGAATTGTAGGCTGCTACCGTCTTGCGCTCTGCCATTTACAGATGGGGGTGCTTTAATACTCCTGAGGCCGCACGCTTCACTCACCGCAGCGGGTACGGTAGGGCTGTAACGGTACTACGTGGAATACTGTAGCCAGTTTCACCGCGTGTCAACGACTTACAGGCTTGCCTTGCGGAATCCGTCTATTAGTTGTGGGTCGCAGGCTTTCAAAGCTCGTGTGCCTCTCTTTGCAGTTTGGACAGCGATAGCGGCGACGGCGAATGCTTCCTCTTTGCCTGCTGTCAATCGCCTGCATCTTGCGCTGGCAGTTGGGGCAGATCAACTAATTTCTCTTCCCAAGTGCTCGAATATCAGCACCCTGACTATTTGGGCAATTTTCACCCAAGTTGGTGATATATGCGTCCCTGATTTTAATAGGTCGTTTTTAAGCGCTTCAAATGGTCTTCCCTGCTGGTACGCGATGGCTGCGGTAGCGAGATAAAGAGCGAGACCTTCCTCAAATTCTCCAGCAGGCTGTGCCATGATATTAATGAAAACTTGTTCTCTTTCATTGTTTTCCATTTCACTCCTCGCTTCACCCGGTAAGTCCGGAAAGTTATCGGCTAGAGAACATATTTTATCGATGATTCCATCGCTAAAACGCGAACCTCCGCCGAATTGCACCTTTTCTATTATGCTGATTGGATCAATGGGACTTCCTTCTTCGCAAAGGCTCCTCATCGCTTGGAATATTAGTAGGTTTTCCTGATCGATGAAATCTCCTTCCCCAAGACAGCGGTAGTTGATTTCTTTCATAAGGTTAGGGTTCAAAAGCGCTCTGGCAATCATGGATTCTTCCCACCATTTTTGAAAATCTTTCCCGAATCCATGAGCCATCTTCTCCTCCCCTATACCGGCGCCGCGCCGCACAGCCAAGTCTTTAGAAACTCGCGGGCCGTGCCGTCCAGTACTTGCTGCGTGCTGAAGCGCAAAAGCCTGTAGCCGAGCATTGCCGCAGTATTATATTTCTCCAAATCTTTCAGGAAGCCTGATCCACGCGTGTGCCTGCCTTGCGTCCAGACTGAGCCTTCGATTTCAACCAGCGTTTCCTTAATGCTCACGAAGTAATCCGCTCGCCACTCTCGACCGATCGGCAAGCCGAAGCGGAATTCGCTTATATAGGGCAGCCGCAATTCCTTTAGATGCTGCTCGAGAACAAGGTTCGCTTCGTTCTTGCTGCGCTTCACCGGCAAATCCTCCCCCGCTTTTAAGTGCGCCGCGCGGCACGAAACTCCTCCGCCGCAAGTTCGATGGCTGGCAGCGGTAAGTAAGCTGCAATTTCTTTCAGTCGTTTCATGCCCTCACCTGTCGTGCGGCAATCAATCGCTGGGCCGACGCGCGACTCTTCTTCTCCAGAAAGCCTTCTGCGAAGATGAAATGCTCGTGGCCTATCTTCTGTCCACTCTCCCAGCGCCGCGTCTCCCCATCCGTCAAGAACTTCGCGGCAAGTGCTTTCCAGAACGGATGCTGGAAGGCTGAGTTTCTGACTAGCCGCTGAGCAGTGCCAAACTGGCCCGCCGAATCCCGCCTCGATTCACTCGTATCCGCTATTTACGGTGAGGATAACGCTCAGACCATTGCGGAAAAAGTGGAACTGCGGGTGCGCCGTCTCGAAAGCAAACCTGCAATGATTCTTAATTGCTAACGCGTGTTGATGCCCCATCGCTCCTCCCCTTTTAAGTGCAGCGGGCCATGCACGGCGCCCCCTACTTTAAGCCTGGCCGCAACTGCTGCTGGAAATCACTCCGCTTCGACAAAGGGCCTCACGGTGAATTGTGAGACCCCTCCTCGGTTAGACTTTTACTTTCTCCGGCTTCTCAATCTTCGTCGTCTTCTTCGTCGGCATTGGAATTTGCACCGGCTCGGAAATTCCTGTCCGCTTCGTCGTCCCCGTATTCATATCCGTCCTCCTCTGGGTTGTACATCAGTACTGGCTGGTCCATGAAAATTGGCACATGAAAAAGCTTCAGCGACTCCAATTCATCGGGTGTGATGTCCGGCAAGACGTGAAACGATTTCGGATAGCAGAATTGCGCGCGCCAGCCCGATCCGCCGCGAACGTAACGCCCCCAGCCGGACACACGACCGAAAACAATTGTTCCCACTTTATCTGCGGTGTACGCTCGCATACTCTCGAAATCATCGCCCGCATAGAAACCACAATGACAATGTTGCGCTGGCACCTCGTGCGTTTTCGTGCAATGCGCTTCGGCGGCAACGTCTGGAAGCCACGAGTGCGGCCCCGGCCCGTGCGTGTACATTGAGCCAAGCTTTCCTTTTTCCAAACGCCACGCTCGCCAGCCCTCCAGCGCTTCAACCATGTTCACTTCAAACGTGGCTTCATCTGGCGGTATCGGCGCTGGCCCTCCTCTGTCTAGCCCCATCCACGAATAGGATGAATTGAACAAACTCGACGTGAAAGGATTCCAAAAGTCCGCCATGTAGATGGTCTTGTTCGGAATCCACAAGCCTGTGGCTGGGTCTTTGTGCATGTCCGAATACATCGGATTCGGCGGCTCTTTGCCGTCTGTCAGTAAAATTCGAGGCGAGGGAAGCTTATTGTTCATTCACGATCTCCTGTCGAATGCGAAGCGCACTTAAAGTTCCTGCCTTTTTGCGATTCTCAAGCGAGGGTGACTCGCTGTGCGTCTACTTCTCAAACCGCAGTCAGGGTTTCCCAATCTTCCTGAATGCAGATTCCGCCGCAGTCTGGTACCGGACAGCCGAGAGACCCGTCGCCGTCAACGTCTGGCTCGCAATCTCCCGCGCGCGTGATCTTCCCGCAGAGCATACATTCCATCCGCACGTCTGTGATGCTCTTCAACTCGTCCATGCGTTCTCTCCTCGCGTGCCTGATTTACTGCCCGCGCTCTCGCTTCGTTAGCGGACGCAGTAGTGACATCCAAACAGCTACCATAGGATGTCCGTATAAAATGCAATGGTTCGCATCTCCGCAGATTCTTTCAATCCTCTTGTATGACTGATTGCTTTTCACAAACACCACCTGACCCACGCGAAACTTCGGATTACTTTTCATGCCCGTCTCCGCTCCGGTCCCGTGCAGCGCGTTCTGGAAAGCTACTCACGATTAGCCCCAAGTAATATCCAAGCAGCCAACCCAATGCTAGAACTGCAACCATACGTTCGTGCGTAAGGTGCCCAAACAAGAAAAACATTGCAGCTAGGGGTAACGGAGCAGCAGTCAATCTAATTACTCGGCTCATTTCTCTCTCCGGTCCCGTGCAGGGGTGGGCCGGGATGCGCGGCGCTTGTGTATTACAAATCGCAAATAATCTCTCCCGAGTTTAGTCAATGAAAACCAATCGCCGCCGCCACGAGAAACCAAACCGTGATGCTCCAAAACTTGTACCGTTAGGCTGCGGCGACTAAAAGCAATGTGCATATCTCCGTACTCGGTATTCTCGAAGTCACGCATCATCAAACGCTGATGCGGAGTTAGTTTAGGCCAATTACTCACCAGTCCGCTCCTTTGGTGCAGGGGTGGGCTGCGCGGCCCGGGCACGCCGGGTAAGGAATTCGTCTATCTCCGCAGCGCTCTGCCGCTTGAAGTCAATCCCGCAGCATTGCATCTCGCCATCGTCGCCGTAGGGCATGTGAACGCCGGGTATATAGCGTGCGTGATTCAGCCACAAGAGCCTGCGCCAAGTATCGGATTCGGCCAGCGCCGCACGCAGCTTGGTGCGGATGAAATTAGCGATGTCGTTCGCCTGCGCTTCTCTGTTTGCGTTTCTCAGTAATAGCCTAATAATCTCCTCGTACAAAGATGCACATTGGCAATCGAGGAATATCTTCCCGCACTTGTCGCAGCCCGGAGTGTTAACGACAATCTCACCGGGCTTGCGAAACTCCAGCGTCTCCCCGACCTGTGGTGATGCGGGGGCGGGCATAGCTATGTCTGCTACGAATGTTCCACACACAATATCCGTGAGTTTTGCGATTCTCGATTCAATGTAACGGTCTGTTTCATTATCCCAGTTGCACGATTCCTGCTCGCGCAGCTGTTGCAACTCCGACAATCGTCCTTTGGCCGCTGTCCAAAAGTCTCTTTCGGCTTGTCCTGCTTCATCCTGCGCTGGCGGTGGTGATGCGGGGGCGGGCACATGTTCTTCTAAATGTCCGGTTGCTCCCTCATACGGTAGAACTGGCGGCGTCCCCTGCGCCGGAACGAGGTCGCCCCCGTTGTCCCATAGATGCTCCGTCACCTTCAAATTCTCCCATCCCTGCATGAATACCATCACGCTTTCCGCATCTTCTCGGCGAGAGAATCGCAGAGCCTTCACGGAATCCCGCGTCCATCTGAATGAACGGGTAGGTTTCAAGGTAACGTAAGCCCATTCAGAATCGGTGTTCTCGATCAGCCATCCCACTTCTGGTGGCGCTGGCGTCTGCGCCGGAACTTGAGAGGCGAGCGCGGCCACGTGAGCGGCGTGCTGCTGCTGGCAAGTCATTCCCTTTTCCGCCAAGACGGTATGGCTGTCCGCTTGCTTATCGCTCATCGCGGTGGCTCCTTTTTGAAGATGGCCTTGTTATGCGCTGGGCAGAGGTGGGCCACGAGCGCATCTTTTCTCTCGCTATTTGCAGCGCAAAGCAAAGCCACACCGTTCCCAATAAGCGGAAGAGCCATTAGCCAGTAAAAGCTCTGGTCAAACTTCTCGATGCGGCACCAAAGTTCCCTGCTGACTCCGCTTTCTTGATCTGCGCTCATCAGATTCGTGCATCCCGGAAAATCGCAAGCCCATTTCTCGCTCATCTCTCTGTATCTCTCCCTCGCAGCGCACCCGGACAACGAAGTGCGTGCGTTAAATCAGCTTCGCCTTCGACAGATGGCCTCACTCCGCAGCGACAGTTTTCCTCACCAGCCAGCACATTGAGCTTCCATCGCAACCAGCTCCTCACCTGCTTCCATCGTTCTTTGGGGGTAGCGGTAGGAGGCACGGCATCGTTCACAGCAGCCACTTCGTCTATCAGGGACGTATTCAATGTGGCCTTGGGGTTATCCTCCCAGAAGCAACCTAAAGCGCAATGGTTTCCGTATCCGTCGTCTAGCTGACCGTGAATCAGGCTCCTGCGACGCTCGACAGAATCCCTGATGAGAAAAAGAGCGGTGTCATCGGGCAATGCTGGCTTATCCGATGTCCGTACATCCCTTGCTCGCAACTGGCTTCCCATTTTTCTCGCCTCCTAAGCGAAAGATGACTTCCCCTGCGAACCACACAAACGAATGGCGAATGCGAAGCGCACTCAGCCTAAATCTTTTGACCGCACGTTGAACGGTTTCCAGCGTGCCAGCTCTGCCTGCTGAGCCAGAATGTCGCGCTGCAGCATCCGGCGATCTGCGTCGGAATGCTCCAACTCTCCGCGGAGGAAATCAATCTCCTCGTTCGTGTCATTCCAGAGCTTGTTATAATCCCGCACCGCTTCGTGATAGAGAGTCGTTGCTCTCTCCATTTGCGCGCGCAGCGTCTTAATCTCCGCCAGCGTCTTATCGTTCGCCAGCGTCAGTATTTCATTGGCGCAGCGCAGCTCGCCCACCAGCGCGTGATTCGTCTTTGCGTGCATCAGCGTGTCGTCTAACTCTTGCTTGCAGTCCAGCCAAGCTTTCTGCATGTCCTTTGCGATACCTTTCCAGAATTCGAGATTATCCGTCGCTTCCCTTTTCGCGGACTCTGAACTCCGCAGCATCGTAAGCAATTCTTCGCTGGTAGTAGCCTTCCGCTGCGCCGGGGGATTTATCATGCGCTTGGGATGGCGGGGCTTGCGGGCGGTCATGGCTTAGCCTCCTCCGCCTTTGGTATCTCTTTGGCGTTACTTTCCTCATTGCGAAGAAAGTAAATCGTCAGAGCATCAGCCATCTCGTTTGGTGAACCATTCTGGAATTGCCGACTGGTAATCATATTCAGAATTTCCAATTTCATTTTTATTCGACGGTCCAACTCGTTCCCCAATACTGGCCCCTTGAAATTTCGAAGCGTCTGATTATTTTCCCTGTCCTTACGGCTCATTGCGCTCCCCCTTCCCTCTCTGCCATGACCAGCGGAATGGACGGTGCAACGCGTTTGAAGCCTGGAGTGCGGTGCGCGTGGCACTTGCGGCCGGTCGTGGTATCGCAGCGCAGTTCCGAGCATCCCACGCAATCGCAGGTCTTCGGGTGATGCCATGCTCCGCAGTCCGCCTGAAACGGTTCTGCGGCCTCAAGTAATGCCCTGCCGCAAACTGCGCACCTGCTCCGATGCTTCTTGAATACCAGCGTGCGTAGTCTCGATTTGTCCTTGCCTTCAAAGCACAGATGCCCGTCTAATCGCACGAAACTATCTGCATCGAGAAGCAGACCCGCCTCGCGCAGATTATTTGTGACCGTGATGTCTTTCTTCCCTCGCAAGCTCATTGCTTTGCCCTCATCTTCCGCACCGATCGCAGCACCATCAGGCGACGTCGGTGCGGGTACCGCCAGTACCACGCATCCTCTCTGCATTTCTTGCTGCAATATCTCTGGCGCGGGCCTTGCTTCGCCGGCACAAAGTCGCGCGCGCAGAACTCATATTGGCAGCAGTAAATCACGATGCCTCCGCGAATTCGTGATCTGTCCAAGACGGGCAATGCCTCAGCCTGTTTTTAGGATTCATCTTGTGAAAGAACTCCGTGTATCCGCACACGCTGCATGTGCGCGAAAGTGGAACCTCTGGCCCAGCTCCAACTCTCGCGTCTATCTGTGCTTTGGTAAGACGGCGAGGTTTTGATTGCCCCCCTGAAAGGGGGGTAGGGGGGTTAGGTTTTGTCTTTGCAGAAGAAGAGGAAGAAGAAGAAGGCGTTGACATCGCGTTGACATTCCCCTGACATCCTCTCCGCGTATCCCTGTGATTCTTTTGCTCTTTTCGCCAAGTTGCCCGCTGCTTCTCGTCTCTAACCATGCGCCGCGAGTAAATGATCCCGTCAGATGTCCGACTCGGAACTCCGGCACGCGATAACTCGTCAAGAAGGGAATCGTATTCGGCCAAGGAGCACCCGCAGTAGCGGGCGATGCCTTCTGGCGGAATAGGCGAACCATTTATTGCGAGGTAACCGTACTGTTCCTGAGCGTGCATCATGTCGAGCATTTCTCTCCATAGTCCACGAGCCGCAAGCGAGCATGTGAAAACCGGGTCCGCGCGCCAATCCTTCGGGTAATACTGAAAACTCGGGGCCTTGCTTGGCATCCAGTTCCCTCAGTGCTGGTCGTGAGGTACGTTGATTTGTGTTTGCGTTTAGGTTTGAACTACGCCACGTTTAGAAATCCGCAGCCGATACGTGGCCTACGACGCGGATTATTCACTTGAGCTTTTGGCGTCGGAGACGCACTTCGGGTAGACGAGCACGACGTGAGGGTGATGAGGGAAAGCGTCATCGCCAGGGTCCAAATGAAACCCTTCGCCGCACTCCCAGTGAATCCACGCATCATCTCCTCGGTCCGTCGTAACCCTCTTCGAAGCTTTGTCCACGACCAACGCTGGCTCAGGTGCTTTATCACGAACATCACCCCCTTCTTTTCTTGCGTTTAGGTTTACCGGGGAGCTTGCGCCAAAGTACTTGCTCCCCGGCTGTTCAGTTTCCCATTGCTGTTAAGTTTTGACTGCAACCTCCCTTCCGTATTTCCCCCGGAGATTTTTGGGGGATCTCGCTCGTGCCTAAAATCCATCGCCTCTTAGCGCAGGCTGCGATGAATCGTTGACAGGCTGCCACTCTGGAATGATGGCTTTCGGCGGACCAGGTGCAGCCGTCGTCTCGGCAGTCGGTGCAGGCCGGTTCTTGAGTAGCTTCGCTGCCATTGCATTCAGTTCCTCTATAAATTTCTCCACTTCGCATTCCATTTCTCCGATTGCTTTTTCGTCGCGTTCAAATCGGATGATGAATAGTCCCAAATCCTCGTGTATTCGAGGGTCGTAGCTGACAAAATCGCACCATTCGCGACCTGTGCAGGCCATCTGCCACATCATCTGCGGCTTGTATTCCTCTGGCACTACGCCTTCAATGAAATAACCCAAGTGTGTCGTGGTGTTTGGAACCTTGATTTCAACGAGTCCGTGGTCTCCAACTAGTCCGTCCGGTGAGGCGCCGGATCGAGGGATGCTTGCATGTTTAACGTAGCCGATACGCTCGACTTCGACGCCGCGCTTCAATTCGTACATGCTGCGGGCCAGAGGTTCGTTTTCGATGCCATACATCATCGGAATGGAGACGAAATGCTCGGCCGCGCTGCCCGTCACTACTTCTGCGAGAAGTTCCATCATGTATGTGGCGCGAGACGCTGATACTTTCCCGTTCTTGAGTTTGGACACCACATCCGCTACCCGGCTCGCCGTGACGCTTCCTGTACGCGCGGCGAGCCATTCTGGCGTGCGTTGCTCAAAGGTCAGATAATTGGGAGGATATTTTTTCATCACGCCGCCTCGTTCTTGAGAAGTTCCGCTTTGCGGGAGTCTTTAGCATTTGCCAGCTCCAGCATTGCCTTGGCGTCCTTAGCCTCTTTGGCCTTGCTGAAAGCTTCCCCAAACGTCTTCTGCAGGATTTCCAGGCTGTGGCACATGGCAATGGCGGAGAGATATTCTTTCAGACCGTCCCACTTCGGAGCGCCCTGCCCGTCATTGTCCTCGTCGCCTGCCTCAAGACCCGTCGCAGCCAAAAGCGTATAGCGTTGGAGATATTTCACGGAGGACGCAATCGCCTGAATGGCATTTTTGCTTCCGGTATTGTCCGGCCCAGCAGACATCTCGGTTTCTTCGCTGTGCCCTAGATCGTGCGTCAGGATGCAGATTACTTTTATCAGTCCCTCTTTTTCCTGCACCACGCGCCAGCGATGCGAGATGCCCTGCTTGCTCAGAGCGCCGGTGACCTGATCGCAGACATCGGCCAAGTTCGCATATTTGTAGCGGACATCTTTGAAGGCCACTAGCTTGTCCTTTACGATTTGCGGAGGGTCAGCCTTGAAAGCATTCATCGCCTTAACGAACGCCTGCTTCGCCTGTTCTCTCTGCCAACGAAGTTGGAGGTCCATCAGCTTTTCCAGCTTGTCAATGTCTGCTCCTTTGCTAACGGCCATCTGCAAAAGTTCCATCGGAGTGATGGCCTGCTGCTCGTCATACGGATTCGGCTGATGATTCCCTGCCGCTACGATTTCTGCTTTCGCTGCTTCGCTCATCTGATTGCTCCCTATAAAATTACCGGTGTGCTGTTCAGGCATATCCTTGGGGATTTTTCAGCACACCGGGCCTTTCGGCGCTGCGTGTGTTTGCACCGAAACTTAAATGGGCTGTCTCGTTTTCCGGGAACGCCAGCCCTGCGGTCAAAGTATCGCGCCATAGAGACGCGCCCGAATTCGCATTCCTTTGCGCCGGGTTACTCGGCCAGCGGCGCCCGGAATCTAATGCCCCGGCAATTCCTCACGGGATTCAATGTCGTCGTCGCGCTCGTCCGCGCAGATAATCTCTTCCAGATCGTAGTCCGCTACGTCGCTGTCATAGTCAGCACGAAACTCAGCCCGTCTCTGCCTAGCCTCTACATCCTCGCAGCCGATGCGCCGGCAGTCCGACGTGCAGGTGTGGCCCGCCAACTCGTCAATCTCTTCCTCGTCGCGCTGCAGTTGCAGCTCCAGCGTCGGAGGCTTGGGCGTGAAGTCGCGCCGGATCATGCCAAGCAATTCGTCCTGCAGCTCAACGCTCTTGCTGGCAGCTCTTTCCATGCGGTCAATGAATCTCTCGCGCCCAAAGCTCATGTCAGTTCTCCCCGAACAGCTTAGGATTTTTCGCTTCGTCCGCGCGCTTCTTGCGCGCCTCAATCTGTTTCTTGCTCTCGCCGGAAACCTGATGCTCCATGCAGCGCCCGATGCGGCCGTTGCTCACGACGTGCTGCGTGTGCCGCGAACAGTGGTTGCACCATTTCGTGTCTGATTCCGTGTCGCGCGTGTAGTGGTGAGGCAACTAGTTCTCCTCTGCCAGAAGTTGTATGAGTGCGTCCGCTTCCTCGATTGTGCGTTGCGCGTCAGCCAGGAATTCCGCAGTCGTCATGGTGGCGAGCTTTCTGCGGGCTTCGGCAGTCAGTTCTCTTGCGCGTTCCACGTCCTTCGCGTTCTCGCGCATCCAACGGTCGTCAAAGAATCTGGTTACCAGCGTTTCGCTCATGGCTGCTCCGGTCCTCCCTTCTTGACCAGCTTTTCTTTGCAATCCGGCTTAATCGCATTCACTCCCAGATAATCGTGAATTAGCCAGATGCCGTGCTTGTTTTCCCAATACTCGTCGTGCTGCTGCTTCGAGAGTTGTTCAAATCGCGCTTCCAGATGCTTTAACCTGCTCCAGATGCTCACGGTTTCACCCCCGCCCCGCCAATCAGAAAAGACAAAAGAGCCACGACAATCACCAGCCCGACGAATGCGAGAATCGTTATCTTGCTCGCGTGCCGGTACAGGAATGCTTGCACCGGGTAGCTCTGGCGCCAGCGCCTCACAGCGCCTTCGCAAACAGCCAGATGACCGCTACCCAGAACGGAATCACTATCAGCAGGCCGATCACGAGCCCTTTGAATCCGGTTTGTGCAGCTTCCCCTGTGGCCTCTATTTCTACGAGCACGTCGTTGTCGCGCACGGCTGCTCCTTGAACCATTCGGTGTCTTCGGATAGCTGCTCGGTTTCGGCGGGCTCGATAGAGCGAACCCAGTTAGCGATTTCTTCAACAGACCATTCGTGCCGGTCATTCAAATGAATACCAATTATTGCGGCACAGTTATCCTTCTGTCCGCACTCCGGGCAAGAGGTCTCCTTCAGTGTCCAACGGTGCCGACGCATAGTTGAGCCCATGCAAAAGGTGTCTTTCTTTTCACCTGCTGCAACCATTGCCATCTGTAAAACGCACCCAGCATCCTCGTCCTTTCTAAGCCACAGACCCCGTTTAATTACCGTGCTTCCCAGAACGATCTCTTCGCTCAATCGCATCTTTCCTCCTCCGTTAAACCACTTTCCAAACAATCGCCGTAGCTCCCGATGGAGTCTTGCGGCGCTCGGAAGTTTTCCTAACCTTGCCCTTAGCTTCCAAAGGCTTGAGGCGCGGCGAGATGGAAACCAGGGGCATCCGGCACTTCTCTGCGATCTGGTGCGCCGTCATTGGGCCGTATTCGTGCAGCGCGTAGAGAACGTCGCTTTCGAGTTTGTGCGTATCAACTTTCGCCGCAGCCTCATGCGAGGTCGTCGGGTCGCTGCGCCGCGCGACGGCCTCGAACAGGGAGCTTTGAGAGGAGGTCATGCGGGCACCTTTGCTTCAAGCAGGCGTTCGGCGTAATCCGCTACGCAGTTGGCGAGTTCGGGAGGAATGGTTGCTGCGAAAGCTGCCGTGTGCTTGCGACCGCCGGCGCGAACCTCGACATCTTTTTGCCACGCATTGCGCCAAGTCTTTTTGTTGAATCCTGGAGGGCAAGTTTCCATGTAGTTGCCGGGAGCTCCACGGAACGTTTTCCCTTTCTTGATTCCTTGCGGAACAATCGGCGGAACTCCACTTCCCCACAGATAGAAAGGTCCGCAGTGATGCGCGGCGTTCCCAACGAATTTCTGCGCCGCTCGAACATTCTCCATGACATAGGGAATTTGACTGTCCTCGCACAGAAGTCGGGTGTGGTTGAAGAGGTTGATTCCTAGCTCTGGGTACTTGGGATTCGGATGGAAATGCGGCATTCCGTGAACACTGAACTCTTCGCAAGGACTGGATGCGCAGATGAAATCAAATCCCCAATCTAGAATCCATTCGTCTGTTATCGCAAGCACGCTATTCTGAACAAACGTGCAACCAGTCGGCGTCTCTGGTGGCTGAGCAATGTCCACGCCCACGCACTCCCATCCTCGCGCAGCAAAAGACCGCGACCATCCCCACCTTCCGCAAAAGAGGTCCAAAAGCCTCATGACCCGCTCCTCGCATACTCCGCCGCCACCACTTCCGGCAAATTGAATCTACTAGTACCGTAGTTTTTACTTGACGCATAGGTAAAACTACGTAGAATGGCCTTCCCCGCAGGAAGGAAGTTGATTGTGAAAGAAAAGCCTTGGGAGTATTTGCAAGATTGCTCTGAACTCTCTCTGAAAAACTTCCAGCTCCTGAGAACTACCGTCGCCGCAAACGCTCTCAAAGAGATCATCAGGTTGGCCGCAGAATATGCAGACGCGACTGCCGATTCCGAAATGTGCGAATTGCTGCTGAACGAAGCGGACAACCTTGCCCGCATCGCAGACCATCGCCAGAAAGTCTTCAAGTGGGAAGAGGCACGAGACATCACCGAGGAAATCCCCGTCAAGCGCGGTCGCCCGCCAGCCAGATACCGTTCAAAAGACGTGGCTTGATTACTTCCTTGGCGGAATATTCCACGCTCTTCTGGGCGGTAGCAAAGACCAGTCTCCTGGACCTGACACCGCACTGGGCGGCGACCAGCACCCAGCTTTGTTCTCATTCGTTGCACTGGTTGTCGGTGAAACCCTCCGCCAAGGAACTCTAGTTGATACAAATGACAACTGGAATGTGTACCAAAATGCTTCGTGCACTGGGTATTATGTTGCGCGCGATAACCAAAAAAGGCCGGAAATGTGGTCTGTGCGCTCATGGGGTTAGGCTACCTTCTTCCAGTCAACACGCTTGCAACGGGGGCACTGAACGGGGTTCTTTTTTCGCGGAATCCAGCTTGCACCGCATTTCTGGCAGGTCAGCTTGTCTTGAGATGCGGAATTCATTTGCACAAGATAATAATAATATGCTAGTCTGTCAAGAGAAATCGACATAGGCCCCAAAGATTTTTGGAGGCAGTTCCCATGAGCACCCCACTGGTATCCGTCGTAATGGTCACGCGCAACGTGGAGCGGTTTCTGCCGCAAGCTATCGAGAGCATCCTAACGCAGAGCTTCAAAGACTTCGAATTCATCATTCTGGATTTTGGCTCGACGGACAGTTCGCGGAAGATCGCAGGCAGGTATGGAGTCCGCACCTTTGAGTTGCCCGAATGCGGCTTGAGCCGGGCTAGAAATGCGGCTTGCGGGCAGGCTCGCGGTAAATACATTGCGGTTATGGATGCTGATGATATTGCGCTCGGAAATCGTCTGCGGGTCCAAGTTGACTACCTCGAAGCTCATCCCGATGTGGCCCTGCTGGGCGGACTAGCCGAGTGCATCAACTCCGCTGGCAAGCCTCTGGGCTTCATGGTGCACCTCGACCCGCCAACCGAAGATTCCGCGATCAAAGCTGCCCTGCAGGACCATAGCCCATTCTGCCACCCCACAACGATGTTTCGCAGGGACGCATTTGAGCGGATAGGCGGCTACCGGCCGATAGTAGAGCAAGCGGAGGATTATGACCTGTTCGCCCGCATGTCGGAAAAGTACGGCTGCGCGGGGCTGAATCAGGTTATTTTGCACTACCGCATCCATCCCGGCCAGCTATCCGTGGGCAAGCAAAGGCGGCAGACAATGTACATGGCTGCGGCGAAAGCCTCAACGAAGGCGCGCCGGAACTGCTACTTTGACCCGCTGGACAAGCTCACGGAAATCACCCCGGAGGCCCTTGAGGGCATGGGCATCTCGCGCGCCGAGCAAAACGCAGCTCTGGTGCAGGCGGCACAGCTTTGGGTGAAGTTTTCATGCCTTGCGGGGGAAGAAGATTCTGCGCGGGAAGGAATCGTGACTTTGCTGCAGTCAGACATTCGCGGCGCCGACAAGAGGCGCATATCGGACCTGTACCACACCCTATCAGGGCTCTACTGGAAGAAACATCAGGTATGGAATAGCGCTATCGCGGTGAGTCTGGGCGTACTGACGCGCCCCGCGAGCGCTGCGCGGCCACTCAAGAGCCTATTGCGGAGAGGCTAGGTGCGTGTTTTATTCCGGATGCGGCCCCCGGTCTTACTCAAGGCCCGATGGCGATGTAATCGTCGGGTTCAAAGTGGCATCACCTCCATTTTCTTGCGCTGCGGAGAGGCTAGGGCGGCCAAGCTCGGGGAGAGCCTACCGCCCTGTCCTGTGTGGGCTGGCTGTTGTTTCGCCTCCTACGTTACGACTTCTTCGCTGCGTGCAGAGCGGCCGCTACCGCGGTCTGCGGCGGAATCGTCAGGATGATGCCATTGTTCTGAGTCGGAGGCGGCGGAGCGGCGGCGAGCACCGTCACCACAACCGAGTCAGTCAAGTTCCCTACCGCGTCAGTTACGGTTACGGTCGCCGTGCCAGCCGAGAGAGGTGTGCAGGTACCGATTACCGGGTCCACAGAGAGAATTGCCGCCTGGTCCACCGAATAGGCCAGAGGGCCGTTGAGCGTTGATTGCGGCACGCCGTTGAGCGTTTCTACCGCCGATGCCTGTACTGATCCTGCCCCTACTGTGAGTGTGACTGGCTGTCCCATTGTTTCTCCTTTGTTTGGCTGGGTATTCTGAGGGTTATTTTATTGCTCGGGAATGCTCCCCGAAGGCGCGTTTCGATGGCTCGTTGCACTTGCAAGGTGTCACGGAGGATTCTTCGTTCTGATTCTCTTCCCATCGGATCTCCTTACTGGGCTGGGGGTTTGGGGGCATCAACCGCGCCGGATGCTTCCTCAGTCTGGACGATGTTTTCTGCGCGTTCGAGGTCGCCAGCTTGGGCTTTTGGCCCATGGTTCTTCTGAAACCAGTCGAGGGCGTCGGACAGCACCTTGCCCCACTCATGGCCCTCCAGAGCCGCGCGCGAGGCGTGCGAGCTGATTGTCTCGTCGGGTAGGCCGCGCAGGAAAACCACGTTCCCCGCCTCGTCTATTGCAACCAGATCGCGGTGTATCCAGCCTTCGGTAGCCGCCTGCGCTTCCTGCTGGGATGTTTCTGCTGGCGTCAAAGGTGTTACCGGTGAATCACTCATGGGGCGCTCCTAGGGCACAAAGTAAGGTGATTCCGGATCATTGCTTCCGCCCGGGGTCGGGCCTTCGTCCGGGGTTGAATCCACGGCCACTATCGCAGCCTTCGTCGCAGCAGGCTTGTTCTTGTGGTGGAAAATCTTCTCGAATAGTAGGATGACGTCGGGCTCGAGCTTGACGCCTAGCGTGATCAGGGCTGCGATGACTGCGGGGCTCATCGCAGGTGCAGATGCTCGGCCATCGTGAGCTTCATCTGCATCTCAGGACGTCCGAACTGTCGGCAGAGGGTGTTGAACTGGCGCTTGAAGTCGCCCGACGAGGTTGCATACTTGCGCGGCTTGGCTCCCATCACGGTCGTAGCGGGCAGCGCTCCCCCGCCCCAGTCTTCATGGCCGGAAAGGTTAACTGCGGTTGCGGAAGTCGCTGCCTTGTTCGCAACGATGGCCTGATAGGTGCCGATGGACAGGTCTAGGATTGCGACCGCCAGCTTGACGTCGTTGTTGTTCGACACCCCGAGGTCGGTCTCGAGCTGCCCTGCTACCGTTTCCACCACGCCCAGCTTGGCGCTGATAGTGGCATCTCCCTGAGCTGTGCCGATAGCTGCCGCAAGGTCGTTGACCGCGGCGTTGATTTTAGCCTCGTCGGCCGCGACTGCGGGTGAGGAGTTCGGCGCCACGAGCGCGAGAACGCCGTTAAGTGCCGATTCAAAGATTGGCAGGTACGAAGCGAACGTCGCCGCCGAGCATCCCACCACTAAAACTGCCGCGAGAATTCCAACTGCTAGTTTCTTTTTGCCTTTCATTATTTGGAACCTCCGCCTTGAGTGATAACCAAAACTCCGTCCGTACTGACGGAACACATAGAACTGGGAATGCAAAGAATCTGATGGACAGGTGTGCCGTTGAACATCGTCACGACTGAAGTGCCGTGACTCTTGGATTGAGCATGCAACCCGATGGCGAAAGCAGAAGCGACCAAAATAAACATAGCAGCTATCTTTTTCATGTTGCCGAATCCTCCTCTTTCAGTTTGTAAAATCTCAGCCTGCCCACCGCCAAAGTCAGTGTCATGCTTCCCGCCCAGATGGGTGTGGGTATGGAAATGTCGAAATAGCTCGTTGCGCCTTGCGTGATGTCGGAATCGCCGTTCACCAGCACGTCTTCGCTGACCGTGAGGCTGTCCGAGTAGGCCGGGTCATTATCCGCGGGCCACTGGTCCGCATTGGGATCCCCCGGATTGAAGCTCGAGAACTGGTAGCGCTCGAGGATGACCGTGCTGACGGAATGGCCCCACCAACTGGGATTGTCGGAGCGGTTTTTCACCACATGGGCCACGCCACGCTTTCCCAGCAGCCCTTCGCCGCGCGCTTCGCGCCAGACGCAGAGGCTACAGAGTTCCAGGTCGGAGAGGTTTGAGTACGGCTGTGGGTTCACGTCAGTTCGGGTGCGATGACTGGTACTGCTGCTGCTTCGCCTGTCCGTTTTGCAGCATGTTCAGAGTCGCCTTCACTCCGCCCATATCCTCGTGCAATACGGTGAGAGAGTTGTTCACTTCTTTCAGCGATTCGTCGTGAGCGTCCAGCTTTTTCTGAATGTTGGTGATGTCGCTCGCGGAGACGGTGTTGCTCTTCATGGTGAAGATGCAGCCCAGCAGCGAGAGAATCAGGGCGAAGAACGTAATCGCTGCCGTGCGCCATATTTCCAGGGCCTTGTCGTCGGTCACGATTTCCCCACGGAAGGCGGTGAAATAATCGTCGCGCTGGGGTCAAGGCCGCTGAGGCCTTTCAGGAGCGAATAGCCGAACGTCTTCCACCATCCGGCATTCGATGGAAGCGGAGGCATGTTTTTGGAAACATAAACGAGAAACTTCACGATCCCGCCGCCAGTGAAGAAAGCGGAAAGCGCGGTGACGATATAGCTTGTTGGGGGCATGGGCTGGGCTCCTTTATTGCACCGCGATGCTGGGAAGCGCACCGGGCGAAAGCGTCACACTGGTAAGAAACTTCTGAAACACCGCTCCATTCTTGGAAACTCCGCAGCCATCCGTGCCGCAACACAGCTGCGTCTGATTGGCGACGGCTTTGCAGAAATTAGCCATCGTCAGAGTTCCGCTCATCGAGAACATCGTCGCCGGCGCCGGAGGAGTTGCAAGTCCCGTCCCAGTCAGCGTAGCCGCCCCGCTCCCGGTTCCCGTCACGGGCAGGGTGACGGTGTAAGTTAGCTGCGCCGTGCGGACGCCGGTATTGAGCGGCACGAAATAGGCCGTCACGGTGCAACTGCCGCTGCCCGGAATCGAAGTTCCGCAGGTATTGTTTATCAGCGTGAATTCGGTTGGATTCGTGCCGGTGAAGCTGAAGGACAATCCCGTTGCGGACCCCGTGCTGCCATTTGAGAGCGTGAAGACTTGGCAGAGAACCGAAACTCCCAGATTCGAGTTTGGGCAGGTTGCGGTGCCGGGGGAAATGGTTACGGTGCTTTGGCTGCCGCCCGTCAGAGGATGCGGGTAAGTGTACGGCGTGTAGTAGCTGGCCCACGTTCCCGACTGGCATTGCCAGAGCGTGTTCGCGCTCGATTGCCAGTATGCCGTGAAGTTCGTGCAGGTTGGTGCGCCGGAATAGGCGCCTGAATTTGTTGGCGCGAGCGTACCATGTCCGACTCCCGCTGTACCGTTGAACGTGGTGGAAGGCTCGCTGAAATTCGGAAGTTCTAGGAAGTAATCTCTATTTTCTTGAATCGTGAATGCGCTGTTGGATGTGGCGTAGCCATTCGCACCCGTTGGCGCGGTAAAGGAATTGGCGAACACGTAGTAGGGGTCTTGCACATTGTTTGGCCACGAAGCAACGCCAGTGACGTTATTTATTTTTCCGCTTCCGAACGGTGTGAAATATCCACTCAGAAGCTGGCTTTGTCCGCGCCCTACTTGGTCAATCGAGGGCCAGCAGATGGGATTGGCAGAGCCGTTGTCCCAGGGGCTAGTAGTCTGCCCTTCCGCAGTGGCCGTGGTTGTGCCGCAGTATCCCCAACCGGCAGGATTCTGAGATTGTGCGTGCGGCTCTCCCGCGCTTTCATTGGTACGATCCTGCGCGAAGTTTGCTACCTGCTTATAGCCAACAAGCGTGTTGTTGTAGATAAGCCCAGTGCCCATCCGGGTCTGCACGAAGAATGCAAAGTTGGTCGTGTTGGGATTGGTGCTGGCGGTTGCGGTATTGTTATAAACTTCAACTGCGCGGCATCCCCGGAAGTCGCCTTCCATCTCGTGCGTCTGGAAGTAAATCAGGCCGACGATAAGGTTGTAGCGGAACACCGCGCGGCCTGCGTCGTTGCAGTCATTAACCGTTCCGAAATCGGCGGAAGGATTCGAGGTTGCTCCCAGCCAGTTGAAGGTATTGTTTTCTGCGAAAATAAACTGGCTGGTGCCGAAGTGGTCCGTGTCCGCCCAAGAATTGTTTCCAACTGGCCCTCCCGAGCCTGTCTCGCCATTCCATGCAGGCTCGCCAAAGCGGAATCCGTTGGTATCGCTGTAGAACTCGTCAATTTGATTGTGGTCTTCTACTCCCTCAATCCAGCCTCCGAATGTCACAAATACAAGATTCAGTTGGTCCAAGTGGTTGTGATCTAAGCGGAAGGATGTGGACGTGCCGCCGAAACGCAGGAATCCGGCGAAGCTCTGCGTCGTGTTCGACGGACTCATAGCAATGTGGCAGCCCGTCATGCGGAAACTCTTGCCAGCAAGGAGCGTTATCGCCATCTCCGCAGTATCCGAGCTGCTGCGGTTGATGTTGTCGAGAATGGTGGTCTGGTCCGTGCCGATTGGAGTCGCTGAGGGATACCCGGACGATTCCGCGCCCGCGCAGTTGATAACCATCGAATTCGTCTGCGTGTAGGTAATACCACTAGTCCATGTTGTGCTACTGGCAGGGACATTCAGCGTCGTGCCGTCCATGTTGATGCTGTTGAGCGCGGCCTGCCATTGGGTAGGGCCATACGGTGCAGCGACCGAGCAAGTCGTCACGCCAGCGCATTGCGCGTGGAGCGCGGGAGCCAAGAGCAACAGCAGAAATGGGAGAAGTTTTTTCATTTTGTCCTGACTATTTGAAGCAGACCGCGTTACCCGCGCTTGCGGTGTTCTGATTGGTAATCCACTCGATTGCAGCACCTGTTCCAGCACTCGCTCCGTAGTAAGTTCCGGGAAGAAAGACTTCCGAGGCGGAGTCATTCAAGATGTACGTTCCTCCGCCTGGAGCAACGGTGTAAGCGAATGGATACGATTGGACTGTAATTACTCCGCCCGTACTCCAGACACCCTGAAAGCAGGCATCATTGGAGCCTGTCAGGGAAAGCGCAGGCCCCGTCAAATATGCTGGCGGGGCTTCACCGGCCATTTGTATCGAGCCTTGCGCGTCCAAGGTCCAGCTTCCCCCGGTGCGAGCTACCTCGAATATGCCGACGCCAGTAGAACTGTTCGCGGTCATGGTGATCGAGAGAGATGTCTTGCCTCCCGCCGTGACCGTGTAGGCGCAGGTAAGGGATTGGGCCAGTGAAGTGGTGGTAATGTTCGCGCCGCTGGTTCCTGATGTGGAGCAGTTCGTGAATGTGTCGCCGCCGTCCGTGATGGAAGAGAAGTAAGCGGTTGCGGTTGCGGTCGCGCCCGCTACGAACAGCAAGTTCCCGTTCGTGGTGGACGGAATAGATATGGTGCATGTGGGATTGCAGGCCAGGTTTCCCGCATTGGTAACGATGGTGAAGTTGACGAGATTGAAAAGAGGCGTCGTGGTGGTGAAGGTTCCCGCCGAACTTTTGAATGCGAGCGCGGAGAATGGAACCGAACCAGCCGCTGCCATCGTAAGCACTGGCGCGGAAAGAGAACCCGGTGCCACGTTCTGCGCGAAGATGCTGTTCGCGTGGTCAATAAAATAAGGTGAGCTGACGGAGTTCCATGCGTTCACGAACTGCGCGGCGTTGAAAGCGCCTTGAATGATTGCGTCCGTTGCCGTAGTGGTGAGTGCAACGCCAGAGCAAGTGGTACAGCTCGTGTTAATCACGGAGCCGGAGGCGTCAAGTCCCGTGACTGTCTGACCAGGAGGCGGGGCGATCTCAACAAACTCAGCGGAGTATTCTCCCGTGGCACTGCCCGAGAGCGTGACGCTTACCTGCTCCGTGCCAGCGGTGTGTCCCGTTTCCCATTCGGCATCCACGCTGCCGCCCGTTGCATTGAAAGCGTTGCAGAGTTCGTTGAATGAACCGCCAGCGGGGCAGGCATGAAATGTCGCTCCCGTAATACTCGCCGATGAGATGTGGACGTTATTCCCCGTGTAAGTGAAAACTACCCCTACGCTTCCCGCCGTCATCGGCAAAACGTTGAAGGTACAACCTGTTCCTCCAGTCGCGCAGCCTGATGCAGCGCTGATGCTGCCAATGTCCTGCAAAAGCGTCCAGCCAACCGGGATGGCTGCGCTGCCACTCTGCGCGTTCTGTATTCCGTACAGGCGTTGCGCGCGGCAAGGAAGAGCGAAAGCGAGAAGCAGCAAGATGAGTTTTATTTTTCTGTGCACTCAGTTCTCCGTCCAGGTTCCTTTGTTCGGATACACATCCCAGTGCGTGGAATCTATGGCGATAAAGCAGGCGGAATCCGCTGCGGCCCCACCAGAGACCACACCATGCGTCCCGCCGCCGCCGACTGTGTTGACTACCCCATTCAAAATCACAAAGGAGCCGGACGGAGGGTAAACGGTCAAAACTCCGGTATCAGGAGCGCCTGAGCCGCTGACGATGCTGTTCTTGACGCAATATTGCAGCCCCGCAGCAGTTGCAGGCAGCGTGTATGTGACACCCGCACCCGCCGTGGCCTCTTGATTGAAGGTGTAGCCGCCCTGATAGGTTCCAGCGCCCAGCGTGGCCGTCGTCCCTGTCGTGATCGTGACTGGGGCTTTTCCATCCGAGATGCCGCTGACGAGAAGCGATGTCGCTGTCGCAACACCTAGGCTGGGAGTCGTCAGTGCGGGCGAAGTCAGAGCCAATCCAGAGGGGAATGAAATATTGGAAGCGGTCAGAGCGCTGAGATTGAATATTGCCGATGCTCCGCCTGCCAGCGTGTGCGTGGCATAGGTGAAATCTCCGTTGCCTGTGGCCGGCGCGCCACCAGCGCCTCCACCTGTCATCAGACAGTTCGTGCAGAGGAGCGCGGAGGCAGAAAGCGTCGTGGAGTTGCTGAAATATGGGACCGCGCCAGAAACGCCGCTGGTAACCGTGGCCGGAAATGCGAGGCCAGAAGTGATTGTGCATGTCGAGCCGAGCGTGCAAGTCACGCCGTTAACGGTCGTGGCAGGATTCGAGAGCATTGCATTGGTGACAGGGCCGGACGTGCAGATTTTTGAAGTTCCGACAAAGGTGCATACATTGTTCGCTGTCGGAGCTATGGACATGGTCACCACATTTGCTGCCACAAGCCCCGAATCAGCGGGAATATTTCCAGCGCCGAAGGAAACTAGGTGACCGTTCGTGCCAGCGAAAGCTGTGTTATTGATTGCCGTACAGGTGAACGCGAGCGCTCCTGCTGAGTTCGTGCAATCTCCCGTGAATGCGGGCATCGAAGCCGCAGCCAACCTTCCGTTGGAGTCCGTTCCCGGAATTAGCGCGGACCAGTAGTTGTTGCTGGAATCGGTCCACACGAAAGCGCATGGCGGGTTTGTGTTCGCGGCCGCTCCCTGCAACACGAGCGTTGCTCTGCTGTTTATGGTTGAGGTCGTGGGAGTCGCTGTATTGACAACCGTTCCGGTGTTGCAGAGGACGAATGTGAAATTCGCGGACAGGCCGGAGCCCGCAGGAATGGAGGTTGCGGTCGAAGTCGTGCCGTTCGAGGTCTGCACTACTCCCGCGAGGTTCGCTTGTGCCACGGAAGGCGTTGCGCTTGCTGACGCGCTCACTGGCACACCGGGCAGCATGACTGTCGGCGCGACACTGGAAGCGCCGGGAACATTAAAGACGACACTGTAGGTTCCGGGCGTGACCGGAGAATTCAGTCCTCCGAAAGTTCCGCCGCCAGCGTTATACTGCACCGCATTCGTTGACCCGCCCGGAGAGCCTCCACCGCCGCCGCTTCCCACCACGCAATCCACTCCCGCGCAGAGGACGTGCGTGTTTCCCGTGCTTGAATCAACTCCGATTTCCGATGAGCTTGTTGCCGTGAAGCCCGCGGCTGTCGGAAGTTTTATCGTGGAGTTGGCGAAGTTCTCTTGGTGCGCGGGGAAAATGTCCGGGCATTGCGGCGACGAAGTGAAGGTGCCTGTCGCGGAGCGCCAGTACCAGCCGAGCAACCCGGATTCACCTGCGGACGTAATCGTGCAAGGATTCGTCGAACTGTTGTCTTTCAGGATGTTGGTGAGGTTGGAATTCGGCGCGGAGATATTTTCCACCAGGATGTTGGTGCTGTTCGTGGAAGCAAGGTCAATCGCCGAAGTCATGGGCTTGCCGGATGTGCCCGTAAATCCGTAGTTGCCGATGAAGATGTTGTGCGCGAGATTGTTGGCCCCGATTTCGATTCCTACCGTGGTGTTCTCGCAATGGCCTGATTCCAGCCACAGGTCCACGATGAAATCTATCGTCATGCAATCCACTTGCGCGGCTGCGTTCGCGGTCCCGCCAGCGGAAAGTTGAATGGCACTGGTGTTTGCAATCGTCTGAGAAGTGCCTGCGATGCCGAACTGGAAGTTGATTGCGGAGGTCGAATTGACTCCGTTCATTCCCGCGACAACGCCGATGAGTGGCCCCATGTTCTGCGCTGCGGAAGTTCCCATGCTGAAATCGAAGGCGGAGCCGCCATCCAAGAAAACATCTTCAAGCCGCGTTCCCTCTTGGCCCCACAGGTTCTGATAGACCGTTCCCGCTGCGGGATTTGAAGTTCCGCCAGCAGTCGTGTACATCGAAAGCCGCACATGCTCCAATGCAACGCTGCCAGTGTTCGCGGTCGTGCCTACCTGAAACAGCGTGGAGCTGCCCGGAAAACTCGTCGTTGCCTGAATGGTTGAGCCGCGCGGCGTGCCCACGGGAGAAGAAACCGGGTGTGCGGAGCTTCCCCTAATCAGCAATCCATTCTGCGCGACCCAGGTTGTCGAAGCCTGGAACTGCGCGCCGCCAAGCAATAGAGTTCCGCCCAAGCTCGTGTCATTTCCGAGAGGGCTTGCAGCGCAGGAAGGCGTTCCCGAGAAAGCGCGTGCGTCGTTCACTCCGCCCAGAGAAGAGATGCCGCCAGAGATAGTCGTCCAGTTCGTGTTTATCTTGGCGCAGTCGTCCGCTCCCGTTTGCACCGAAGCATCGCTCTGTTGCGGGGAGGTCGCATAGGTCGTGGCACCGTTCGTGTTAATGAATGGCTGCCCTTGGGCTCCACTGGGCAGGCTGCCTCCGCCGCTTGAGCATCCTACGGTCGTGAAGTCCCCGCCTGAACCATTCGGGCAGATTGGGCTAGTGCCTGGAGTTAGAGCGTTGTCTATGAAATTATTCGCGGTCAGTGCTCCGATGATGTCCGCGTTTCCGTTTACGTCTAAGTTATCGGACGTGGATGGCTGGCAGAGCATGTTGACGCCAAGGCAGGGACCGCCGCCGAATTGAATCAGCCCGACGTTCTGCCCGATTTGAGGAGCGGCGGTGCCTAGCCACGGCTGATTGCCAACCCAGTTAACCTGAAGCGCAGGGACGGCTGCCCCCGTGACGATTGCAGGCCTACCACCCGTCTCGCCGCTGGTATCCGGCAGGAAAGACAATACGGCGGTGAGCTGCGCCCCCCAGTTCGCAACCATCGCAGTCGTGCTGGTGTCATTGGCACCTGCTTCGATAGACAGGTCAACGTTGTTACCCGGCCCGAATATGAATACTGGAGCGACAACTTGCTGGTTGTAATTGGTATAAATCTGGATTCGCGCGTTAGAGCCCAGCGTCGGGTTGCTCTCCCATCCGAAGCAGCGCCCCACGCAGAAAATATTATCCAGAATCATCGAACCGGCACCGTTCACACCGGCCATGTCGTTTCGTTCTAGGAGTAGCGGTCCAAAGAAATATCCGAATCCCGATGAATTGTTTGTGGAGAACAGAGAGTCGTGAAACTGAATGCCGTAAGCGCCGTAGGAAACGATGCATTGCCCCACCACGTCATTGCTCGGCAGGGCGCAGGAATAATTATCGAATCTGCTGTTCGTCTGCCCAGATCCGGTAACAGTGGCCGCTAGGCCGTTGGCTTGCGCCGAAATGTTGGCATGCCTAACATGGTCGGTTCCCGTGAAGATGACGCCGGGGTATGCGCCTTCAACGACGATGCACGCTCCCTCGCCATAATCGAACTGCGGCGAGCCGCAAGGTTGCCCTCCTTGAGAACCATTCCAGTTTATGTTTGCAACTGTCAGCGCTTCATTGACGAACATCTCTCCCGCAGGAGTTACGGCTGTCGCTTGGCACAATGTCGGAGAGTTGATGTAGTAATTGCTGTTCTGCGCCGGAGTCGAAATCCTCATCGGGCCAAGAGGATTTGCTGCGGCGCAAGCTGCGGAGAGCGTTGGTCCATCATCGAAGTAAGCCGTCAATCCCGACGCGCTCTGCGTGGCCGCATTCGCTACAACGACGCTTGAAGTTCCGCCTCCAGATACAATGGTTGTCGAAAGTGCGCCAAGCCCAGCGGAAGCCGGTGCGCTGGCGGGATACCACGCATTGCGCGTAGGAGCCGCAGCGCCGAAGTTCGTCCAGTTCACTTCCCCCGGCCGCGTATAGCCCAGGAAGGAACCAGAGGCGGTGTAAATCAGGTATTGATAAACGCTCGCGTTGGAAGGGAAAGTCAGTTTGTCCACGCTGTAAACGGAGGCTGTTCCGCCCGTGGCCGCATTCGTTGAGTTGCCGCCGCCTTGCAGCGGAATCGGTAAAGTGGTGCTATAGCCCTGTGAGTAGCTGATCTGCGTCGTAAAGATGGGAGACGTTCCCCCGTTGCAGAGCGTGATTTTGAAGAAACCGCTGAATGTCGAATCGGTGGAATTCGTATCGTAAATAATCGCGCCCACCGCGCAAGGCAGAGAGCTGGCGAGAGTGATGGTGACGGTTTGCCCCGACCGCGCTTGGCTGGTCATGTTGGCGGTCAGTTTGCCGAGCGTGTTTCCTGTGGTCGTGGTGCCTGTACTGCTGCACGCCGTGTAAGCTCCGAAAACATTCGCATCGCGCGCCGATTCGCAATAGCTGCGCGTGGTGCTTCCAGCGGGAGCAACAACCGTGTCATTCGGCGTATCCGGGCCGGAAAGCAGCGAAGGCGTGACGGTAGGGGCGGAGGGAGTAGAGAGAGACGTCGCGGCCCCGGCGCCAGGAATCATGATTCCATCGCCATTCTTGAAGCTCGCAAAGCTGCCGCCCGTGAAAGAGATTGCCGTCGTGCCATTTACTGTGGCCGTTGCGGTGAAATCCGACGTCACTGCGCGCATGTTGTACTGGCAGGTGGCAATCCAGGGCTCGGGGCCTTTCACGCAGTCATTGCCGGGGATATTGAGATTGTTTCCCGTGGCATCGGTTGTGATGTTGCTGCCCTGCGCGGTGGCGGAGGTTCCATTGTTGGGCTGATAGAAAACCTGGAATTGCGGGCTGGCGACCACTGAGCCAGAGCCGCTTCCGCTGCATGAGCCTGCATCATTGAAAACCAGCGGGGCGATCGAGAGAATTCCGACGCAATCTCCAATTGTAAAAGTGCCGGAAGTTCCCGCGACGTTCAACCCTCCCACTTGGAGGATATTCACGAAATTATTTAGCGGCCCAGTGAACGTGTTCGATAGCGGCCTGATGTCAATGCCACCTCCCGCAGTAATCGTCACGGAGAATGGCCCGATGCTGTTGCCATTGGGAATCGTGATGGTGAAGGAGTAGGTTCCGGGCGCAACCCACACGCCCCAGTTTCCGAAGGCATCAGTCGTGCCGACGCAGGTGCTCGTGGTTGCCAGAACAATCTGCGTGGATGTGGGGCAAGGAACGGAGAGAGTCGCATCCGTGTACGTCTGGGCCTTGTTCGTGCAAGGTGCGCCATTCGCCGGCGAGTTGCACCAGTTGATGACGGCATTCGGCACGGAGAAAATGGGACCACCCGGAGTCTGCCCGGACTGCACGGGCTGCTGATCTCCGAAGCGTTGTCCCTGCCCGAACGCGCTCGCCGCAATCAGCAGAAAAGGAATCAGCAGAAAAGGAATCAGCAGAAGTAGGCGCTTCAATTTCTTACCCTCACATGCAGAAATAGCTGTCTAAGAAAAACCAGATTCCCCGCAGTCATGTTCGTGGTGATTACGGTCGGAGAGGTTCCAGTAATGATTCCGCCTGGAATCGGGAAAGTCGCAACGGTAGTCACTACTGCTGGCGTGCTGCTGATGACCGAGAGCAAGCCTTGCGGAGAACTAATACTGGAGAGCGCAATCGAAAACCTGACTTCGTAAGTCGTGCTTGCCGCAAGCGTGAAGCTCCCAATCGAATTACCGTTCACCTCTATTGCTATCGTCGGAGCCGTGCTGGTGAAGCTGACGCTATCGAATTCCGTCTCGCCTTCGATGAATGAACCTTGAGGCAGCGCAGATTGCACTCCGCCAATCGGGATAGTCGCGGTTTGAAGCGTCGCAGGGGCTGACAAGCCGAAGAGCTGAGTGGGAGCGTAGTTGTCATAGTCCGCAATGACGGCGCTGGGCGGGCCGCTTATCGTCACGCCGTTGATAACTGGATTCGTCAGGACTGGCGCAGTCAGATTGCAAGGCACAGTTCCCGATAAGCAGACATTTCCAGATGAATCGGGGAAATTATAGATTCGCTGCGCGGTGTTGGAGTTCGTCAGTTCCGACTGAAAAACAGTGCCGCCAGTGAAAAACAAGCCGGTAAAAATTTGCGGCACAGTCCAAATCTGTTCCGTTCCTGTAAAAGCGAATGGCGTGCCGGTATAGAGCAGTGCATCTCCTGAGTTTTTGCTGATGCAATCATCAGCGCTGTTTCCATTGTTGCGCCAGCAGATTTGATCGCCGCTTGCCATGCGCAGAAAGCCGGAGAGCGCGGGATTCGTGCTTGCGGATTGGAAGAAAGTTGCGGTTAGGCTCGTCACCTCCGAAGGCAGCGCCGTCACGTTGAGAATCTTGTACTGCTGCGTCATGGAGGAATTGAAGACTGCGATGTCCACCGGAGTTGATGGCAGCCAGATTGAAGCGAAGCCTCCACTGTCGAGCGTGATTGGATTGGTCGCCTGGCTGCTGCCCGTAGAATCGAGGTAGGTGGGGCATGGCGTCGAGGTTCCAGCGCAATAGACCGAAACGAACCCTCCGCTCAAAGGAGTGCCGCTGGCAGAAAAGAATTGCTGTCGGATCGTCGGTGACAAACTGACTGGCACTTGCGCCGAAAGGCTGAAAGCACCCAGGCAGAGCAAGACGGCGACGCAGCAGGCGCGAAGGACTGTTTTCATGTTGTGTTCGCTTTTCTTTCTATCTAGACTTCGTTTCCTGAAAAGTGCACAATCCCGTCAGATGTCATGGGATGAATACGTGCGACTACTCGTAAAGGCATATCTAAAAACCACGCCAGCCCGTAAGTTCTTCATTGCCTTTTGCTTGCTGGCACTGTTTTCCAGCATCATCAGGGTGCTTGGCTCTCGATAAGTTTCTTCACCGCATAGCCTCCAGCACCGGCTCCGATCGCGGAGCCCGCCGCAGTTGCCGCATACTTGATTCCGTGCGCCGCCATATCCGCCTTGAGGTCTTTCAGCTGCATCGCTTTCGCGTACTCGCTCATTGCTCCCTGAAACTGCTGCAACTTGCCACCGCGTAAGGCGGTGTCCGCAATTGTTTCCCCGAAATCATTTGCGATTTGCCCCACTGCCCGCCGCATCGGCGGAGTCAACCTCTGCGCTTCATCAGCCGACAGCCTGCTAATGTTCGAGTAAAAATCTCTCGCCTCGTTGAAAGTGAGAGCGCCCTTGTCTGGATTTGTGAGACGGGTCAAAAGTTTTTCGACTGAAAGAGAGCGCGAGCCGCCAGCGTCCACAAGCTCGCGGTAACGCATCAGGCTGTTACTGAGGTCATCCGTAACCGCCACCGGATGGTCCCCAACTACGTTTTTGACAGCATTAAATGCATCTCCGGCCCTCTTCGCGTTTGGAACCATGTCCATCAGAGTACTTACTAGGGCTTCTCCACCAGGCTCGCCAGCCAATGCGCCTGCGACAGCGGGGGAACTCTGCGCGATGTGTGCCGTCTGTTCCATTCCTTGCGGTACATCCGGCTTGGGACCACTTAAAGAAAGAATTGGAATCTTGTTATTACTCCCCGGTGTTATAGGCTGCCCCTCGGCGAGAGCTGCGGGTGATCCTGGCGTTGGAGTTCCCGCAGTTGTGAGTCCCGCATCACGCGGCAGTGCTGCGGCACGAGCATCCATTTGCTGCTGCGTTTGCTGGCGAGAGGCGGCGAACATTGCATCTGGGTTGGTGATGTCGACTGCGCTGGCCGGCTTCGCATCTTGAAATCCCGGAGGAAGCTGCACAGAAACAGGGGCGGCGTCCTCGTACCCTGGAGGAAGCTGTACTGCTGTTGCGCCGTTTCCATCACCCATTATTGCGAGCCAATTTTCTTCCCATTTCCGTCAAACCAATTTTTCCCGTCATCAGAGAAAATCTCACCATTTTTACCTTGGTAATGGAACTTTGCGGTGCCGGGACCGGGCGTATTCGATTGGCTTCCAAAGTTCGGCTTTCCCTGCTTTCCCGCATTATATTGCTGCTGCAAAGCATCGCGCTTCGATGCCATTAAGCTCTGGGCTTGATTGATTGCGCCCTTCAACTGCGCGGTAGAATTCGCAGAACTGAATGGACTTGAAACCTGCTCGATCTCCGCGTCTGTCGCGCCGCCGCCTTTGAATACCTTTGAAATCTCTCCGGCCAGAGCGTTCTTGATTACATTGAAATTCGTGGTTTTGTCGCTGCCGAATTCATAGCCGAGCTTATTTCCAATCGCATTTAGAGCGCGGACGTCGCCGTTATCTAGCGCATCTGTCGCCGCGCTGAGCTGTTTCGCATGGTCAATCGCCGTATTGAACGCCGTAAGAGATTTCGCCGCATCGCCCGAAGTGAACTCTTCTTGCACTTTCTTTTGCACGCCGAACTGGGCTTGGTTGTAGTCGGGATACTTCTGCGCGAGTTGCGACATGAATCGGTCTTTCGCTGCGGGAGGCACGCGCTGTAAGGCGGTCTGCAAGTCCACGCGACCGGTACCCACCATATCCACCATAGGATCGCCCTGATTGCCGAATCCTCCCTGCATAATCATCGTGGGAGAGTGCTGCGCTTTCCAGACGAGGAAATCTGATGGGCCTTTGCCTGGATTCTTTTGCAGGAAATCGTTTAACTCGCGCACGTCTGGATTCTGTCCGCCCGTTTTCTCGAACGCGAGCTTGTCTGCGGCCGTCTGCGCTTCGGAAGTTTTAGAAGCCGCCGTCGCTGTCTCGGCCGCGAGCTGCTGCTGTTTAGGTGACGATGCAATGAGCTGCTTCCATAGCTGTGTTTCGGTTTGCGGCGCCTGCTGCAAATGCTGTTGAAGTTGCTGCGCTTCCTGGCCGTATCCCGCTGCCTGCATGTGCTGAAAAAAAGCCTGCTTCACATTCGGATCGTAGGTAATGGAACCGTCAGGATTTTGCTTGCCCGATGCGATTACAGCTTGAGCGCCCGCGCCGGCCGCATCCGCTTCTTGTGCCGCGAGTTCCGATTTCTTTTGTGCAAGGCCCATGATGCTGGAATTCATATCGGTGAGGCCCTTCACAATCGAAGGAATCGCTTCGCCATGACCGCTCGTTGCGAGTGCGCTCTGCAATTTGTTGGGATCGAGCGTCACCGTTCCGCTGGAATCCGGTACAACCGCTTCCTGCCATGCCTTGTTGATTGCCGCGCGCTGCGCGAGGTCGAGAGCGCCGGATTGCACCGCCTGCGCACCGAGTTGGTTCTGCGTCGTCTGGGCCTGGACTTTGCCGGGTTGAAGCTGGGCCTCATTCGCCTGTTCTTGCTGGGATGCCTTGATCGCCGTCATCTGCGCGAGTTGACTAAGCGGAGATTCTGGGCTGTATTGATGAAGGTATTGGACCGCAGGGAAAAAGTTATTAGACATTAGACGAGACTCGCCGCCCAGCTAGGAACATTCGTGTTCGTCAAGTCAACGGCCCCGAGACCGTTGGCGAGTTGCTGCATCGAATTGTTCCAGGCATTTGCCTGCCCGATGTAGCCGCTCGCCTGAGCATTGCCGTAATTCGTGGTCTGTTGATTCTGTTGCCCAGCGAAACCATAGTTCAGCGCTCCCTGATTTTGCGCACCGGCTTGATTCAAGTTGTTCACATTTTGAGTGGCAGCTTGACCGGTGTTCGCTAGTCCTTGCAGAGATGCAAGCTGATTCTGGTATTGCGAATAATTCTGCTGATACGCTGAGAGCGCGTTGTTGTAGGTCTGCTGGTACGTCGTGGATGCAAGGCCCTGTCCATACTGTTGCTGCGCGGCCGCTTCGTTTCCGGAGAGCAAACCACCGGATGCTGCGGCAGAATTCTGCAGCGCGTTCTCTCCCTGCTGCAACGTGAACTGATAGCCTGGAGTTGCCTGCGCCTGCGCCGCAGTGGGGGCCGAGAAAGTTTGGCCGTATCCCTGCGACGCCATTTGCCCGAGCTGGTTAACTGCGCTTGCGCCGACGCTCGTATATGGTGACTGATTCTGCGATTGCTGGAGCGTCGCTTGATTCTGTGTGTTGATTGAATTCTGCTGCTGAATTTGGGAATTCTGTAAACCTTGCTGCGCTGCGTTTTCTTGGGCGGTCGCAGCCTTCCCTGCAGCATTGGAGCCAATGATTCCGCTAACAATGTCGCCTATGAATGGCATGGGAGATCGCTCCGGCTGATGCCAAACATCAGTTGGTCATGCAGCACACCGTTTTTCAGATAGCTCTTGTAATTGAGGCCGAATTGCTGCCAGTTCGCGAGTCGCGCGAGACGGCAGGCCAGCGTGTTATATTTCGGGACGCTTCCCACCAGGCGCATGCAGTTCGTGTTCTCGAAAATCCAGCGCGTCACCTGGCGCATCGCCTCACTCGACGTCGCGCCATAAGCAGCAGGCAGCAGGCAAACATGAAAGCGCCAACAAATAGGATTTTCTGGAACGCAGACGAACATGCCGAGGAGTTCGCCGCGATCATGGGCAAGGATGTACCAGAACAATTCGCTTTCGACGGGTTGCCAATTTTCCTCTTTTGGTGCAAAATCATCCGAACATGCTGTATAGAGCCTTTTGTGGATTCCAATCTCTCTAACCAGCTTGTAATCAAATGTTCTGGAGAATTCCAATGGCCCTTCCTAAGCATGGCATGAGCAAGACTCGCACCTATAAAATATGGGGAGGGATGATAGATCGCATCGAACACCCCAAAGGAGAATCAGGAAAACGCTACGGAGGAAGGGGTATAACTGTTTCTCCGAAGCTGCGAACTTTTGAGGGATTTCTTTCTGTTCTCGGCGAATGTCCCGAAGGAATGTCACTAGACCGAATAAATACGAACGGAAACTATGAAGAAGGTAACGTTCGCTGGGCCACGGCAAGTGACCAAGCAAAGAATCGGTCAACGACCGTCTTTTACACATACCAGGGAAAAACTCAGTGCATACGCGACTGGGCAATTGAATATGGAATAGACGAAAACTGTTTGCGAGGACGATTGCGAAAATATGGGTGGCCGCTAGAGAAAGCACTTCTCGCTCCTCGATACGCGCATCACAATCCCAATCCCAATAAAGGCAAGCCGCGTCATTGGTAATACGGCCAGAAGATTTTTTCGCCAGTCGTTTCGTCAATCGCTGCTACCCAGCCCTTCGGCGTCACTGTGTCCACTGGAGCATCAGCGGAAATTCCCGGCAGAAGCGCGGCCACAAAGAGAATTGCTTGCAGCAATGCTTGCTGAAACTGAATCCACGCGCGAGTGAGGGCATTGGTGAGCCTGCCGTTCTGGTCTGTTACTAGAGGCGCTGTCTGAACCGGAACCGTTGAGAGTTGCTGGAGAGCGTTTCCTGCTGGCACTAACTCACCTTCCGCAACTGCGCCGCATAACGTTCACTCGTGTCATAAGCAGGCGAAGCCTTCAGATACGCATCCACGATTCGATACGGAATGGGATCGCTGCACGACAATTCATAGGTCCGCTGCCGTGAGCGTCCCAACCTGCGCCAGATAACGCGCTTCGTGTACTCGCCTGCCGCACCAACACTCTTTTCGTACTGATTGCTCCATGAATGCGTGCCGTCATCGGACCAACGGAGAAATACTTGGGGTGCGCGGGGCTTCCCTTGCCCATCGAGTAGCGGGGGAATTGGCCCTAAGCCAACTTCCATGTCAACCTGCAGTTGCTCGTGATAGACCCATTCGAGTTCAGTGCCGACTGTCGCTGCGCGACGCACTCTGCGAATCGGATTGCCGAAGTCTGTGTAGATGTTGAGGGCTTGCTGGTAAATATTCCCCGTCGCCCAGTCACCCACGAGGTGCATTCCGAACGCGTAGAAGTGGCAGCGCGCGCGATCTGCCGTGAAGACTCCGCCATTCCAGAATCCGCGCTGGTGCCATTGGCCGCTTGCCGCGTCATAAATCCACGTTGCATTTCCCGAAGGAAAATAAAGGTGCCAGAACGTATGACCCTCTTCCTGGTACGTGAAGGAAATTGCATCAGTGATTCCGGCCGGATACTGCGCCCAAGCATGCTCTGTTGCGAAAGTACTCACGCGCTGCGGATTGTAGGCGTTGCCACGCCATGCGATTCCCGCGCCTCGGTCGTCGGCGCCCAGCCAAAACGGACTTCCATCCATGAAGCAACCGGAATAGGTCGCACCGGATCCTGTTTCGATGAATCCACCGGAAACAGGCGCGAACGGCTGAATCGCCGCGCCTGAGTCGTAATAGACCGCCGTCTGCTTCGGACCTTGAAACCAAATCTGGCGATAGGCCGCAATCATTCCGACAATGAAATCGGGGAACACGGAAACGATTGCGGTGTCGAGCAACGGCCATGTCGTCGCATCGTCGGGATTCGACACTTGGAATTGCCCTGTGCCAGCGAATGTCGCCACGAAGAATCCGTCCAGGTAAACCACCTGCGAGACGACTGGCTGCACAAGCGTAGAAGTTGGGACTTGAAATAGCGTGTTCGTGGTGAAGTTCCAGACATACATCACGCCAGCGCTGATGAATACGATCTGATTCGGCCCCGCTGCCATCGTTCCGTTATTAACCGATACAGGATTGTTGTCCGAAGCGATTGTCGCTAACGCAGTTGTGGTGCCATTCGCAAATATCTGATAGAAAGTGGCACCAGAAACCGCGAAACACAGCCCTTGAAACTGAATTCCCCCGCGAACGGATGGACCGACTAGGCTGCAGAACAGTTTTTTGCCGGGAGTCGAGTACAAAGTGACCGCTGTACGTGCGCCAGATGATTCAGGATTCTCCGGGTAAAAATTCATCGCCATTTCCGCATCAACGTTGGGCGATTGGCTTGTGTAAGAGCCGTTGCAGAACGCAAAACGGGCCATTTTGTGCTAGAATTCCCTCATGAATAGGCGTTCATTTCTTGGGGCGCTAATTGGCGGAATGGCAACCGCTGCCGCTGTCCGCACATTTCCATTCAGAGTCTTCAGCTTCCCGTCCGAAGTTACTTCTACCGTTGCGCTAGACACGGCTTCGGGCCTCTCCGCGCAGTACAATCGCATCCTGACTGTTGACGAAATCACCAGACAACAATTCGCAATTCTCGTCTCTCACCTCAACTACCAGGAAACTTTCAACAGCGCATTGGCTAAGTACCAAGAAAGCTTTGCGAAAATTGGACAAGTTCTTCATATCAGAAAGCCGTCGCGCTTCAACGACTCTGCCCTGTTAGGTAATTAAAGGTTGTACGATGCCGCTCAAGTTGCGGAATCCCCGCGTCTCGCGTTCCCATGCGTGGTGCTTCCTGATTGTTTCCCTGAATATTTCGGATGGCTTCTTTTGCGAGGCCCGCGAGAGTTGGATCCAGAGGCCTGCCGAATGACGGACACAGCGATACCGCGAGCGAAAGAATGATTGCATCTGCATAGCCCGGTGGCAGAGAAAGGAAGGCTCCGGTCAGCTGTACCTCATTAATGATCGTGTCAACCCACAGCTCTACCGGATAATTGACCAGCGGCACTGGCCAGATGTAGAGCGAGCCATTCGGCCAATCGGGTGAGTAGAAGCAGTCAGTCGGCAGCGTTCCCGTGACTGCATACGCTCGTTTATTTGCCCACCAATCCGCATCCCGCACGTTCATCGGGTAGCGAATCTCTGGCGTGACCGTGTTCAGGATGATATTTGCGCGGTTGACCTTTACTGGCCGCTGATTGGCGGACCATGTGGCAGGAACGGCGGGAGGGCTAGGTTGTCCCGGCCCTATGGTGTGCGGCTGGAGGTTCGGAATGATGGTGTACTGATTGAAGGTTTCTGCATAAATGTAGCGGCGGTCCGCGTTCCAGTTATCAATCAGACGATTGAGCTTCTGGAGGCCTTGCGCCGCCTCCGCCGCAGACGGATTCTCACCTTGCGCGAGCGCACCGATCTCCAGCATTGCCGCAGAGATGATGTCTAGCGGAGTGAGGCTGCTAGTTCCGCCCGGTGCTGATGCCGGGGGACTGGGTGCCGGCAGGGGAACGGGCATTAGTTAGTCGCAGACGCCTTGCGCTGCTTCTCAACAGCGAGTCCTGCCGTTACCGGAATATCAGCAAGGGCGATGTTATTGCGCTTCTGGTCCGCATGGAGTTGCGCTTGGACGTGCGTATGCGTCGGCTTCTCGGTCCATCCCGCGGCAAGCGCCGCTTCGAGATTCGCTTCATCCTTGCAGACCTGAATGCGTCCATCCTTGTGATAGAGAGACTTCGGGAAAGGCTGCCACGGCGGAGGGACAGGACCTTGATAATCCGGCGTCGCGCCAATCGTCATCACGCGCATCTTCGCCTCGCGTTCAGGCACTCCCTGTTCGATCATCAGCCGCATGTGGCCCTTCTGCTGTTCGCTCAGGCGCGCATCGTCGGCCTGCATCGTCTCCCAAAACTGCTGCATCATCGCCTGCTGCTTTGCATCCATATGGTTTCTCCTCTTTCAGTACTGCGCCATCGGTGTAGCGAAAATCCGGCTTCATGTTTAGGTGAAGCTGGTGACTCCGACTTGTCCCACAGCCTGCCAGTTTCCCTGATACGCCCGCAGCTGAACGCTTGCGCCAAGATTCGCCGTCAGAGTGACGACGGTTTTCAGTGCCGAAGCTCCGCCAGTCTGAATACAGGTGGTCGGGCAGGTGATCGTGTGGGCGTTGGCGGTGTTTGAAACGAACACAAGCGTCAGGCCGTCATCAGCGCCAGCAATTGGCTGAAAAAGAGTGATGGCGTCAACGCCTGCGCGATTAATCAGATAATTTCCGCCTACATGATTCGTGATGGCATCGGCGGATCCGGACAAAACTGTAATCGGTCCCTGATACGGGTCTGTATCAATCAAATCCTGCTGGCAATCGCCGCTATAGGCTCCGCCTGCATGTTGTCCAATTCCACGCGACATAAAATCTCCTTAGAAAAAGTGAGGGAGCGCCGGAACCGCACGCTCCCCTTGGTTTAACCTAGGTTACGGGGCCTGATACCACTTGCCATCAGCTCCGTTCCAAACCCAACATTGCTCGACGCCCACGATCGCTGTGGTTGCCGCACCGATGTTGTTCGTTGCCGTGGTGGTGAAGATTCCGGTCGGGATGACGCAGAACTCACCGCCCACCTGGTTATTGGCCGTTGCCGCCCCGTTCAAGCCAATATTCCCCTTGCCTGCGAAGGTGAAGGATGTAATGGCGTTGGTGCCCGAAATCTTCGATACCGGGCCGGGTATGGCTTGCGCCCCCGCAGCAGATGCGACAGTGGAAAAGCTGGACCCCAAAGGAAGCAGCGGGTTATTGAAACCCGGAGTCCAAACTAGCGCTGTGGGATTGCAATACCACTGCGCCCCGCTTTTGATGTTGACCCACGGAGAGACGAGCACGTTGTTCAGGACGCAGGGCGTGTTGCTGATATAGCCCGGTGAGCCCGGTGTGCCGCCTGGATCAAAATCGTAAAAATAAAACGGGTTTCCGAACAGGACCATAGCCCCCGAAGAATGCGGAGAGGCTACCGTTCCGCTCGCGCCACGTACCACTGTGAGCGTAGTGCCGTTCACCGCCACCACATACATCAGCTCTCGGTCAATGTAGACCGCCGTTTGCGATGGCTGCGATGCCACAACACCGAGGTTCGGGTTGAGCCCAACGATACCCGTTGCGCTCGCCACGGAAATCGTGGTTGGCGCGGGAGTCAGCGGAGTATTTCCCTGTCCCAAGATGTTGCCGAGGACAGCCGCCGATAGGGTCGTTTGGCCGAGATAGTTCTGCTGTGCGAGTGAAAGTGAAGGAACACACAGCAACGCGAGTGAAACGGCGAGGTACTTCAGTGTGTTTTTCATGTTTACGCGCATAGAATCCTCACAGCGCAATTGTCGGGATAGAGGTTGCCGAAACCGATTACGGTATCCCAACGATTGACCATTTTTGATTGGATTGGGTCAAACATGCGGACGAAGCGGATCGGGATTCCGGTCTGCTTGTCGCGCGCCTGACTCGTCAGTTCAGTTGCTTTCGGAGACTCGAGCTTTACGCCGACCAGAGCAAAAGCATCGCGGTGAATTGCGAGGGCTTGTGCGCCGGATTTGCCAGAAGGCGACGTGGTGCCGGGATACAGCGTCATAAGCGCTGAGTTCGCAGGCAACGCGTCAACGTTCTGGTATTGGCTGCCGGGTCCGAAGATTGCCGGAGAGATGCTGATTGCGTCATTGCCGCCGCCAGTTCCAACGAAAGGCGCGGTGACAACGAACTGCTTCGGCACCAGAGACACGTACCGGCGAGTCATCGGGTTGACCTCGTTTACGTTGGCAATCGAGAAAACGTCGCCAGCGTTGTAGGTGTCACCCGCGGTGTTCGCCACAAGCAAACTCGTTCCGGATTGCGCGCCGGCCGTTGCCGATGTCGTGTTGTTAGCGGGCGTCTGCCAGTTACCGGCAGTTGCGCGCCACAGCGACATAGACTCGTACCAGTCAAATCCCCACAGCTTGCCGAGAGAGCCTTCCTTGTATTGCTCGGAAATCTCGCTCGTTGGGTTGAACAGGGACTGCAAGGCCGGAACCAACGCAGTGTTTACCTGCGGAGGCACGATCATGCCCTTTTCACCGCCCGGAGGACACGCAAGCTCAATCAAGCGCTGCCGAGCCTGCATGAACGTAGTGGCGGAGTTTGGGTCAACGCCAAGCTGTCCGACGATGTTGTTGGCGTTCTGATACGCGAAGAGGGCGGCGCGGGTGTCAATTTCCTGGGCGATCTGGGCCATTGCTGGCTCCAGGTATTGCTTGGAAATCTCTTCCTTGCTGCGCTCCATCAGCAGTGCGGCCTCGAATGAATCCCACTCGAAGTCCACGCCGAAAATCTGGTTGCAAGTTACGGTGGTGTTGATCCGGTTGATGGGCTGCGGCGAATAGCCGAGTCCTTCGCGGATCAGAAACCGTTGGGGTAGCTTGACGCGAACTACTTCGCCAATTGGAAACTCCCGGTCAAACTCTTTGTTGTAGTCAGTGTTGAAAAACTGAGCAACTTCGAGCTTGTTAATTAGTAACCGGAGAGCTTCCTCGCAGACCCAATCGGGAAAGATGAATTGGTTGGCTGCCACGGGTTATCTCCCTCGTGATTTGCGGGCGGCGATGTCGCGGTCATTCATGATCTTGCGATAACCCTCTTGATCGCCCCGCTTCAAGGCAGCAAGCGCCGGATCACCACTCGGGGAAGTTCCTTTGCTGCCGACTTCCGAGGGAGGCTTGCGGGCTGCTGTCACTTCTTTCGTGGGAGGCTCTGCTTCAGGCTCTGCTTTTCCGAGTTCCTGCTGCATGGCAGTTTCAAGGGCTTCGAGTTCCTTGAACTGTTGGCGTGCAGGCAAGGCAATGATGCGTTCCAGGTCAGCCCGTTTCAGGCTGAAATAGCGGAACAAATGGGCGGCGGTTTCAGGCTCAGAATCCCGGATAAAGCGTTCCACCGGGTCATGCTGATAGATGGGGAGATTGCTTTCGGTGATGGCCTTTTTCCAGCCATCCTCACCGTAAATCTCCCTACCCTTTTCCGTGATTTTCGCCCATGCGTCATTGACCGCTTTGTTTTTCTCGTTGAGCAGAGTCTGTTGCTTATCGAAATTGGCTTTGGCGTCATCGAAGGCTTGCTTTTTCGCGGGATACGTCAGCAGTTCGTCCTCATACTTCTCCATCGCCGTTTCCCATTCAGGCACATCTTTGAATTCTGCGAGTTTGGGTCGCTTGGGACGTTCGGGTGGTTGAGGTCCGCTGCTGGGTGCGGCTAACGAGGCCGCTGTTTTCTCGTCTTTTGGTGCTTCCGTTGTTTTGCCAGCCTTGAGTTCTGCCAGTTCTTTTTCGAGTTTGTCGGCCTTTGCAGCCTTTTCCCGGAGTTCCTTCCAATTGCGCTCCTGGTCGGGCTTGCGTCGTGCGGTCCCTGATTCCGCATTCTTCTCGACTGCGGATTTCTCCGCGTCAACAGGTTTCGGGGTTGCCGATTCCCCGGCTTTCGGCTTAATTTCCTCGTCACCCGGGCGAACGCCAGTGCGAATCCACTTATCGCGTTGCTCGGTTGTGTAATTCTCAACTTCGACGTGCTGGGTTTCTTCTGCAACCGCTGGCGGGGCGGTTACGGTTTGATCAGCCATTTAATTTCCACCTTTTGCGATAGGTTCACCGTGCTACCGCCCACGAGTCTGTGAAATTCTGTTGAGCGCTCCACTGAGGACGCAGGCACAAGCGGCTGCCACCACATCCAGCCGTTTTCGTAGTGAATTCGCAGAACCGCATCTACTGGATGGTCACTGATTAGCACTGGGCTCCGGTTGCGGCTGTAAGGCTGCGGCAGTCACTTGCTGCTCTTGGGCCTGCCCATGATCTTGTGCGGATTGATTGGATTGCGTCTGCGCTGCGGTAGCGGCTTGGTCCTTCTCGTGTGCATGCTGATTGGCCTGCAATGCCGCCTCGGCCGCGGCGCCGTGCGTTTCCTTCCAGTATTCCGCGAACATTTCCATGCGCTCGGAGAGGTTCTGCTGCATCGTGGTCGTGTTGGCGATGAGAACCTTTACGTCATTGTTGATGGCTGCCAATTTCAGCGCATACTCGTTGTCAATGACCTTGCCCGCTTTTTCGAGGCGCAGCTTGCCGAGCTCTTCCTGCATCTTCTGCATCAGCTCTTGCTGTTGCTGCATTGCCTGAGCCTGCTGCATCTGCTGTTGCTGCTGCGCGGCCTGATCGGGCGGTGGAGAAATGACATCCGCGATCTCATCGCCGATTGGCCCTAGCTGCTTCATCTTGATTGCGAGGGCAAGAATCTTTGCCATTTGTGGAGGCGGAATCGGGAGCGTGGTGAGGTTCGTAATCAGCGTGTCAACAAATGCCGAAACCGCATCGCGCTGACTGTCTTCGCTCGGCCCAACCGATATCGTGACGCCATGCTCGCCAGTTTTGGCGTCCCACACATCAGGATCGCCAGCCTTATTGGTGGCGGTCGGGTCATTCACGGCGATTGATTGATGCGTGCCATCCGGCTTGCGAATTCCAACTTCCCGCTTCGTGTCATAGACAAAGGGAATCCACGCATCCAAAATCCGTCCCGTATGCTCAAGGAACGTGTTGTAGTTGTCGATGAAGTGGAATGTGCCTTGATCTTCCTGTGCGTCAATCTGCTTCAAGGCCACGCCTGATTTCTCATTCATCCGCTGCGCCTGCGTCGGCAACACGCTTCCACTCATGGCGGTCTGAATGGCGCGCCGCGCAGCTTCGCAGGCCACTTCATAGCTCTGGAAGTTCGGTGTGAATTGCGGGCGAGTCGGCAGTGGCAGGACTGTCGTGCCTGTCTGGTCTAAAACCGGCTCAACTTCGAGGTACGCGCGCGGAACCTTGTTGACCGTGGCCCATGCTTCCTTGTCGGAGGGGTTGATTTGTCCCTTATAGACTAGGAATGGGCTCTTGGGCGTCATTCCAGCCTCTTCCGCTTCCTGCGAGCGATAGAAGCAATACGCCATGAATGGATCGCGGGCCATGCGGACAAGAGAAATCAACTTGCGCTTGGCTCCGCCACCGTCATCTACCCAGATTTCCTTGCCAAACACTGGAATCAGAGGAATCCAGGGAATTTCAATCTGCGTTTCGTCAAGAATCTCGACGCCGTTCGTGATGTATTGCGTTACGACTCGCTTATCAACGCTGCGGTTGTCATCTGCCTTGGCAATGTCGAATCCTGCCGGCAACTCGTCCTCGAAATAAGCAGTTGCGCCCTCTTCGCCGCCCTTGAACAGCAGCAATTTCTTTTTCTCGATACGGACCTTCCAATACTCCGCAACCTGAATCTGATTATCCCAAATCCACTGCTGCGCCAGGCCGCGGTCATCATCGGTGAAGGCTGTTTTCTCTGCATTCGGATAGTCACGCTTGAAGTCCTCAATCCGCATGATGTCAGTGACAAAAGCGCCCATCATGTCGGAGGCGTCCATTTCCTTATAATTCGGGTCAATCACCACTGAATCAGGGTTGGGAATACGGCCGATGTAAAGTTCCTGATTGAATGAGTCCGTGCTGGCAGTCGTCGCAACCGAGGTCACATACCGCTTGCCGACGCGCGCCCAGCCATATGAACGCTCGACGCCGCCCTGAAACGCCGTCGTGAATGCCTGTTGCGCGCGGGAGTTGTACTCAATCTCTCGAATCAGGTTGCCGCGGAACTCTGCCGTCCGGTCATTTGCGCCATTACCTTTCGGGTTGACTTGGATTGCGCGGGGATTTTGTTTCGGGTCATTCAGTAGCTTGTTGATGTAGGGGTTTAGCTCGTCCCACGTCATGCACGGACGGTCGTTATCCTCGCGCAGCTTGCGATCTTTTGGATCCCACGGATCGCCGGCGATGTATTGCATGTCCGTGCGGGCTTCCTCACGGATTTCTCGCCATGCTTCGAGGTAATACTTATAATTCTCTCGAATCTCATGCAGCAGGTCGGAATCCGCTGCGTTGTCCCGGTTCTTAGCCACGCTTTTTCTTGGGTCTCCCGAAATGCTTGCGAAAATCGTAGGTGCTGGAGCTGGATTCCATAGAGACTTTCTTGCGCTGGCGCGCGTCAATCTTCGCTCGCGGCCCGCTAGTGCTGTGCTTAACCTTGTGCTCGCTGCCGCCAACCACCACATCCGCTGCCGTGAAGGGGATACCGTGCATGTGCCGATAAGCAAGGTTCTTGCGATAAGCCTCTTTGGATTTGAACTTATCAACTGGCATCGGAAAGTTTCGGGGCTTCCTTGCAAGATGCCATCTTTATACCCACTTCAAAGGAGTCCACTGTGCGAAAAGACCCGCCTATCGCACCCCTCTCATTGCAAGGCTGCATCCTAAGAATCGATCTCATCGTTCGCGCTGTCATGGGCTGCGGCCAAATCATGTTCCGATTCCGCGTCGCCAATCTCTGCCAAACCGCCGTGCCCCAAATGCTGCGCCAAGTGCGCCACAATCGTGTGGCCGTCCTCATGGCTTGAACCAAAGTGGTGAGTTGCCGTCGCCGGCCCGTTCTCCACTGCGTGATGCGAAACAGTCAGGCCACCGCTTTCAGATGGCATCAGCTGAAGGTGGTGGACTGCGGAAACCTCGGTAGTCGTCTTAATCTTCGGCTGCAGCTTCTTCATCGCGCCATGGCTAGGCATACTTGCGCTCCTTCTTTTCGCGGAATCTGACGGGGAAAACTTTGGTCATCATCTTGACGTGGTGCTCGTAGAACAGCGGAGACGTGCGGGCCTTGTAGAGCCATTCGCTAAGGTCTCGTGCACGGCAGAAAGTCGTTTGAGCTTCCCGCAGATTCACTTGCCGAGAATCCTGTTGGCCTTGCTGCGGATCCGTGCTGCACTTGCCGCTGACAGCTTGCCGCGCTTGACCATCTGCGTAGCGCGCGCCTTGGCGTTCGCTGCATGACTTCGATCTGGCATCGGGTATTTACGCGAACCGGGCAGGCCGAAAGTGCTGGATTTCAGCTTGTTGCGGGAGGCTGCTTTGAGCTTTGTCATTAGTTGAAACTCACCGTCTGATCTGAGGCTGCTACCGTGTCCTGAATGCACAAACCGTTTAGGAAGCGGGCATCATAAAGCAGGCTTCCTGGTAGAGCTCCTGATGCTGGGAGGGTCAATACCGCGATAACGTTCGTGGAGGGTGTCGCGGTACAGGCGTTCTTGCCCAAGTCGAAAAGGGTAATCACGCCAGATGCTCCGGCCGTATTGATTGTCAGCGTGTGCAGTATTCCAGAGCCATCCTTGACTGCGGTTGCCGTCGTGCTGCCAGCCAAGTGCAGATATGAGAAGTTGGTCTGGTCTGCTAGGCACGGAGCATAGGCCATACAGAGCGCAAATATCAGTGCTGCCAGTCGCTTCAAGACCATGTTCCAACTCCTTGCGAGCGTGAGGCTTCCGATACGACGAACGGCTTCACGATAAATTGTGCAATCTTGCTTTCGAGATACCGCGTGGCATCCATCAGGTGATCGTTGTTTTTGACCACGCGCCCGTTTTCGTCGCGGCGGTACAGGCGGAACTCCGCAAGCCATTGCGACATCGTTTTGAACACTTTCAATCGGCCGGTAGACATGCGATTCCAGCAGCCATATAGCCCAGACTCAACGCCGTTATCAGCGAGCGCTAATTTAAGGCCGAGGTTCTTGTAAT